TTACATCACCATTTACTATCTTCGGTCTTGCTGCTTTTCTAATTAAGTATGAAGGAAGTCCATCTACGTAAAATACGTATCTATTTTTAACCTTCGGTTCGAAGGCTGTGAACATCATTTCTGTTGGGTCTATTAAGTTTGCCATTTATTTATCTCCTGTTTAATATAAATATCATTAATCGTTAAAAGTTGCGCCTGTTGGCATTACATTAAAGTCAATGACGATGAATTCTGCTGCCTTAGCTGGTTGAATAAATATATCACCTTTCATGATGTTTCTATCTATCACATCCGGTGTGTTATTTGATTCGTCCATTACTACCTTGAAAGCATAAAGACCTTGTCGTTGCTGTACTGATTCCATGTAAGGGTTAACTTGTGATAAGAATCTATTTCTTGTTGTAGCTGTATTGTTTTCGAATACTAAGTACTTAGATACAGAAGCAATAAATTTCTTAAGGTTGATCAATAATCTTCTTACGTTTACTCTATCCAATGCAGATGATTTCTTTTGAAGAGTTTTCTGTCCCCAAACTACTACACCTTCTCCAGGGAATGTTGCTACTGGATTAACATTGGCTTCGTATAATTCATCTCTGTTAGCATGAGTTAATTTTCTTTCTGCTTGTACTACTATTTCCTGTCCACCTCTATTTAATCCTGCAGGAGCGAACCATTCTGCTGATACTTTATCATTGAATGCATATATTCCTGGCATTACTACAGATTGTGGTACCCAAACATATCTTCCTGTTTGAGGGTCCGCAATTTGTACCCATGGCCAATACATTGCACCGTATGAAGAATCTTTATCATTAGCTTCTGTTACAGCGTTTGCAATTTCTTTACCAAATGGTACAGGATCAATGATTGTCATCACATCACCACGGTTTTCGCACATAGTAAGTAGTTGTTCTGTAATGTTGTTATGCATGTTATCGTTTATACCTGGACAAACAATAAGATTTATATCAAATTCATCTTGGTTAGCTAACAAGTTAATCGCATCTAAATAAGCCTGGTTACCAGTTTGTCCTAAGAGTGCATTTACTCCTTGAACGTTTGTTTGTGATATGTTTTGATAGAATAACTGTGGATGTTTTAAATCACCATCGTTTCCACCTCCAAATGAACCAGATGATAACATTGGTAATGAACCTGTTGCTGTTGCATCAACTAATGTACCGTTGTCATCTAAATAATCAACTGTTTGAAGTACAGAACCTTCGTCGACGTAAATGTATTTACTTCTATTTGGCCAAGAACCAGAAGGCTGTATAAATGGTATAGTACCTGCAGCATTCATTGTATTAAAAGCAGTACCTATTACACTACCTACATAGTTATTTGCTTGAGGATCTAAAGAACAACCTGACCATGTTTCTAAAATAACTTTACGCTTAGAAGTATCATCACCTCGTCTAACTAAAAGACTGAATGTACCTTTTTTAGGTAGTACTGTAGATACTTCCCATCTTAGGTTATCTTTGGTTCCATATTTTACATCGTTAGATGTATATAAATCGTTAGCGCCTACAGATAGAACGCCTGTTGAAGCCACAATTGGTGTGCTATTCATAACTGTACCATCACCTATTGTTTTTATCTTAAGTGATGCAGTAAAGTTATCTCCTGTTGATCCTGATTTTGGAATTCCAGCCTGAACAGTTAATGCAGTTACTGATGCTGTTGCATTAATAGTTGTGTGTGTTCCTGCAGCTGCTGGTGTTGCTTCTGTTACTGCTGAGTGTGAAGTTACCGTAAACTGGCCGTACTGTGTGTTTGAACCTGTAAAGTCAATAAATCCTGCTGCACCTACAGCTGCTATATCTCCAGTCAATGCTGCAAATGTTATACCAGCACCATTTGATTCCGAAGGGTTACCAGCTATAAAGTTTGTAACAAAAGTAGCTGGAGTTACACTATTAACAAAATAATAAATTCCGTCAGACTCGTTGTTTTGTGGGATCGATGGTGCGTCTTCTGAAAGGAATAAGAAAGTATCGCCATCTGATGCAGTGTAACTAATTCTTACACCTTCACTACCTCCTGCTACTACTGCAAGTGCACCTGAAGCTTCCGTACCTGCGATAGCTGTTCTTTGCATATGGCTTGAACCTGTTGCGTTTGAAACAGCAGCTCCTGGCAATACTCTAACTATCGTTGCCGGTCCACCATGTTTTAAGTATTCCTTTGCAGTTATTGATGTTAAATATTGGTAGTAATCACTACCTGACTTAAAAGAATCACCAAACAATGCTTGATATTCTGAATATGAGTACACTAATGTAGGTATCATAGACGGTCCTTTTACTGTTGGTCCGACTATCGCCGCTCCAATTGCTGCTACTCCTGATTGTACAAACGATAAGTCGTTTTCTCTTGTAAATACACCAGGGCTAATTATTTTTTCAGCCATATATTATCTCCTTGCTTTGTAAAAATAGATGTTTCTATTCGCGTTAATTCATATAATAAATATAAAGAAACAAACTCAAAAGAATTATTTTACAGGTATGAATACGCCTGTTTCTAAATCTAAATTGCCTACACCGTACTTGTTAGAGAGCTCTTTAGCCAATACTACTTCTCTGTCTCTAACTTCACGATATTCTTTAGCTAGTCTAGATTCTTCTTCTTCTAGTAACAGTTTATCAATTGCAACTTGTCCTAAACTAACTGTCGACTCGTTGTATTTTATCTTTATACTGTTGATCTGTTCCATTTCTTCTTCGGTAAACTTTGTACCTTCATTTGTTGTTACTGTTGACATCTTTTTTCTCCTTTAATAACCATTTATTTCATTTTCTTCATTTCTGATTGTCGGTCTATACTATCAGATTCTTGTTTTGTAAAACTGTTTTCGTCTGCTGCTTTAGCTGCACCTTGAATATCATCTAATGTTTTGACGGATTCTGCTGCAATTAGTATTTTTACTTTGCCATAATCTTTTGTGTTATAATTGCTCATAGCTTTCTGTATATTGTCTGGTATTACGAACCCATTCATTGTAATCGTAAATGAGGCTTTAGATATTCTGTCTTCTCCCTGAGGTGATACTGATTCTATATCAAAACTGTTGATTTCTGAAAGAAACTTGAATGATTCATCCTGGCCCCAATATTGGCCACCTGCATAATTTATATCTTCAACTACCTTATTTAGTTGCTCTAGGTATTCTGTAAATATTATACAATTATACGTGAGCTTTACATAGTCTGGTACTACAACATTATGAAACTGTGTTTGTGGCTTTCTATTGTTTAGTACTTCAAAGTTATCGTATCTATTTCTTTTTGTGTAGCTTTTCTGAAAAGAATTGTACAATGGATTTGTTGTGTCTACCTTATTACCTAGTGATTTATTTTTTTCAACTGAAGTTCTTTTGTATACTATTGCAGGAAGTTGTATTTTTCCTTTTTTATCTCTTAACACACCAGATTTTTGTACTGACTTCCATTTTTCTGGTGATCCATATACTACAGGTACATTAACCTGCTCTTCGCCCTCCATTACAGTAGGCTGTATTACGTTATCGAAATAATATTTTATTACAGAGTCTACATCATACAAATTAACATGTAAATCTTTTACTTTGTCATCTCTACGAACTTGATTACCTCTGTCACTGTGAATAAATTTATCAGCCATATAATCCTCCTCTCTGTTCATCTATCTTGTTACCGCTTATATACTCATCATAACCAGCTCTAACGCTTTCAAGGGTATTTATCTTACTTCTTCTCATCTCGTGAGTTTCTACAATTACAGACCAGCTAGCTCCATGTGTTCCACCGTCGTGGTCAGTATCTGGATTCTTACCGAACAAATATTGTCCTTGTGCTATAGTATCTATCTCACAGTATATGTTATCCCAAAATATAACATCGCCTACTTCTAAGAATATATTAGCAGCCTGTGCGTTTTTGTTTGGCAAAGTAGTGTTATTAGTATCCCCCAGCTCTAATGAAGCTAGATCGTCTCTTAAAAATGAATACTTAATATTTCTAGTATAATCAGAGCCTATCTCTTCTGATGTATATGATTTTGCGTCTTTATCTATAAGTCCGGCAACTCTTACTCCAGGTAAGAATACTTTTCTTAAAGCCTCACCATAAAGATTCTCCTTAGAATCGAAAATAGAATGCTTATATATATCACAGCGAGTATCAATTATCTCATTGAGTAATTCTCTGTTGATATGTCTGAACATTGATATGTCTCGTGCTGAGCCAAATAGTGCCATAGTTACCCTATATATATTTTAAGTGGAGCTTTGTTTAACATACCTTGTTGGAACTCTGTAATTTCGCTTTCTTTCTCCATAAGCATTCTGCGTGATGCAGCTTCTAAATCCTCTCGTAAAATTGCAATTAAAGATTCTGCTTCAGCTGCTCCTTCGCTTCTCAACGTTTCACCATCTAATGTAGTTTCTGCTCCCGGTATAGGTATAGAGCTATACTTACTTCTTACTGTACCTAACAACTGCTTTGTAAGTGTTAAAGCATATTTTCTTATCCACTGTATACCTGGATCGTTTATGCTTGAATATACCATATTGTTGTATGACATATTAGAAAAATCTGACACAGCTGATTCTGCTATTAAAGTATCCCTGCTGTCTGTTTCTATGTATTGAAAATAAAACTTAAATGCGTATGAAGGTCTAGGGTGTATTTTCAATTTGTTGTTTATCAACTCAAACGTATAGTGAGATTTTCTTATTGTATCTGAAAACTCTACTTGCTGTATCTTTAACAGATCATCATATAATGGTAAAGCAAGATAGCTTACGCCGGCCAAAGTCCCTCCCCAACCAAAAGAGTTTAGAGAATAGTTAGAACCAAACTGCTGATCATAATGCCTAGTTTGCGCTGGAGCCTTTTGATGAAACACTCTCTTTATTTCTATGTCTGTCCCTGAAACTGACTGACTAAATATAGCCTGAGAATCTAAATCATACTCCTGATTGAAAGCTCCTGCAGAGCTTGTTGATGTAGTAATGTACCCTGTTTTCCAATCTACATTACCACCACTTCCTGCTTCTGTACCATATTGTTTTGATAGAGCAATAAGTCTTCCTAAATTTGGAGTTATTGCTTTATGTGTAAAGTTTGTCGCTGTTGAATTACCTTTTGCATTTAATAGATTTTCTCTTATATTGAATCTATTTACTTGAGAACTATATTCAGTTACTGCTTCTTCAAAACATGCGAATAACTGAGAATCCTGTAATTCTATATCTACTATAGGATATCCTAACCTGCTTGCGCACCAATTAGCAACTCTAGGCCCATCAGTTTGAAACGTCGTGTCAGAATCGTATAGTGCAAATGGAGTGTTTCCACTTATTGTTCCAGCTGAGCCATCATATATTGCTATATTTGCCATGTTTTATTCCCTATCTTAGTTTAATATAAATATCAAGTAGTAAGCTCTTTGTTACATACCCATTAACATTTCAAACACTTCGTTTATTGCTACGTGTCTATGGTTATCTTCCAATACTCTTTTATATACATACTGCGAGTCGTTTATCTTTGACAGATCTACTATTGCAGAATAGTTTTTATCTTTTAAATCAATCTGCTGATTGTCCCCGCAGAATATCATTGTCGAACCTTTTCCTAATCTACCTAAGGCCATTCTAAATTGTGATCTAGTTAAGTTTTGAAACTCATCTATAATTACTACGCTGTTTTCAAATGTTCGGCCTCTAAAATGTGCTAAAGAAACAAGCTCTATAGATTCGTCTTTCTCCATTCTGTCCAAGATCTCAGGTTTGTTATAAATCTTTCTCATATTAGATCTTATAGGTACCAACCAAGGCTCCATCTTTTCCTTTTCTGATCCTGGTAAAAACCCGTTATCTTCAGTGGATACAGTTGGTCTTGTAATTACTATTTTATTTGTCATTCTCTTGAAAAACATATCAAGTGCTACCTGACATGCTAATAATGTTTTACCGCTACCTGCCTTACCTACTATAAAATTATAAGGATGGTGGAGCATTGCTTGCTTTGCTGCTTTCTGCTCTTCTGATAGAGTTATCGAGAATTTGATGTTTCCTTTAGGGACTGACTTTTCTATGTTCTGCTTTGCCATAATTAACCTCCATTGTGTTTACTATAAATATCAAGCAAAAAAAAAGAGCCGCAATTAAGCGGCTCCTTTAATAATATAAAATATGTAGTTACCTAATGATTAAGAAGGTAAAGCACCAAGTTGAGACCAGTTAGTATCAACAACAGAGATAACACCATAGAAGTCGTTTCTTACAACTTTCTTAGCGTATCTTGTCATAACACCTTTACGTGGAGTAAAGTTTGTTGGGTCATAAACAAGTGGAGTCATAATTAACGGAATGTATGGAGCAAATACAGCACCAGTTTCAAGGAATTGATTTCCTCTGTATCCCATTAAGATTTCTTTACCTGTCCAGTATGGATTTTTATAAATTGTCCATCTGTTTCTCATCGTACCAATAGCTTGAACACCCATTGCGAAGTTTCCTTCTTGACCATCAGTGTTAGAAGTAAATCCTGCAATTGATTCAACATATGTTGCGATTGCTGGTGACATTACTGCGAAGTTAGCACCACCTCTCATAGTTGATTGATGTATAGCATTTGACATAGCTTGCATTTTGATACCTAAAGTAGCAAAAGCATCACCGAATAATTCACCACCACTTGGTGTTTGTGCTGTAAAGTCAGAAGTAAATCCTGATCCTGAAGCAGCATTGTGAAGCATTGCAAGGATTTCTAAATCGATTTCCATTGTAATGTATTCAGATAACATTGAAGTTAATTCAGCTTCTGCATCGATTGAATGATAAGCATTCAAATCTTGAGCAAATTCTGGTGACCATTTAACTTTAAGCTTTCTAGTCTTAGCAACTAAAGCCTCTTGTTCTAATTGAACTTCTAATTCAGGAATTTCAAGATTTGTTCCAGAATTTGGCATTTCTGCGATATCTCTATCTTCAAAATCACCTCTGTTCAATGCATCAGTAGTATTAGTATAATAGTACACATCACATAAAGCTGTGTTACCAGTTACACCAGCACCTAAATTAGCAGTTGCAACAGCTTTAGACGAACCTAATTCGAAGTTAAGTGTTACTAAACCAGTTACTGATTCACCTGTTGTTACAGTAGAAGCTGTAGCAGCATAAATGATTGATGAAGATACAGCATAGAAAGATTTCCATATTGTCATATCGATACCTTTAGCATCTAGTATAGCTACACCACCACCTGCAGTAATAACAGCAGAAGCAGATTTAACTTTTCCTAATGAATATCCAACTGCACCACCAGATTTACCATCGTCAGAATTATTATATAATCCCATTTCTAATGAAGCTTTACCTTTTTTGGTTGTATTACCAAATAAGCTATCGCCAACTGCATGTACGCCTTTACCTGCACCAGCAGTACCGCCGTATTTAAAGTCTAACCAAAAAACTAAACCAGATGGTAAGTTCATAGGTTGAACTGAAACGAATTCCTTTGCAGATAATTCGCCAAAGATTCTTCTAACTAATGGAAGTGCTACACCATTCCACTCTTCTGCAGAAGTAGTACTAGTAGTATTAGCTTCTGAGATAAGTTGTTTAGCTTGATTTTCTAAAAGGATAGCAGTATTATGT